GACTTACAAGAGAAGATGCAGAGATTAAAAGAAGTTCCTGATAAAGGACCCAAAAATGTCACCAATGCATTGTTTATTGGTTCAACAAAAGAACTTCAAGCACTACTAAAGAATAAATCTGATGAGTGATAAGACCTATAAAGGTAATCCTAATTTACCAGCGGCTGGTTATAGGACAGAGTTTACAGAAGTTCAAGTAGCAGAGTTTATCAAGTGCTCTAATAATCCTGCATATTTTATCCAGAAATATGTGAAGATTGTTAGTATTGATGAGGGGCTAGTCCCTTTCAATCTATATCCTTTTCAGAAAGATATTATTGGTACTTTCCATAAGAACAGATTTACCATATGCAAACTGCCTAGACAGTCTGGTAAGTCTACTACTATTCTATCGTATCTGATTTATTATATTATCTTCAATGAAACAGTAAACGTGGCAATCCTTGCTAACAAAGCGGCAACAGCAAGAGACCTGTTATCTCGTTTACAGATGGCTTATGAGCATCTACCCAGTTGGTTACAGATGGGTGTGATGAACTGGAACAAAGGTTCCCTGGAGCTAGAAAATGGATCTAAAATCTTGGCTGCATCTACTAGTGCTAGTGCTGTTCGTGGTGGCTCTTATAATATTATCTTCCTTGATGAGTTTGCGTTTGTGCCTTCTAACATTGCTGAACAGTTTTTCAGCTCGGTGTACCCGACTATTACTGCGGGAACGTCATCGAAAGTAATGATTGTATCTACTCCACACGGAATGAATATGTATTACAAGATGTGGATGGATGCAGTAAATGAAAAAAATGAGTTTGTTCCTATTGAGGTGGCTTGGAACGAAGTGCCAGGCAGAGATGAAGCCTGGAAGAAACAGACTATAAAGAATACAAGTGAACAGCAATTCTTACAGGAGTTTGAGTGCTCGTTCCTGGGTAGTGTTGATACTCTGATATCACCCACAAAGATTCAAGTAATACCACACTTTGATCCTATTGAAAGTAGTGCTGGGTTGGATATTTTTGAGAAGCCGATAAAGGACCATCAGTATTGTATGACAGTTGATGTGGCCCGGGGCGCTGCAAATGATTACTCCGCCTTTGTGGTGATAGATATTACCAAAATGCCTTACAAGTTAGTAGCGAAATACAGAAACAATGAGATAAAGCCTTTAGTATTTCCTGATGTGATTTATCGCACAGGCAAGACATACAATGATTCTCATATACTTGTAGAGATAAATGATATCGGTGGTCAGGTGGCAGACGCTCTACACCACGATATGGCATACGAAAACATCATAATGACACAGATGCGAGGTCGTTTAGGGCAGATAGTAGGGTCAGGGTTTGGTGATGCCCCTACAGATTTGGGTGTAAGAACTACCAAACAAGTAAAGAGAGTTGGTTGTTCTAACTTCAAACAGTTGATAGAAGGTGATAAGTTGTTAGTAAATGATTTTGATATCATTGCTGAAATGTCCACCTTTGTGCAGAAAGGGCAATCATTTGAGGGTGAAGATGGTTCTCCTGATGACTTGGTGATGTGCTTGGTGTTTTTCTCTTGGCTGACAGACCAACAGTATTTTAAGGACTTGACAGATGAAGATATCCGTACTAGACTATATGAAAGTCAAAGAGAAAACATAGAAGCTGATATGGCTCCGTTTGGATTTATTGATGATGGAGTCCATTACGGAGAAGATATTGTAGCATTCACAGATGAGGATGGTGATTATTGGCGACCTGTTGAGGATACTCCAGACTTCTTTGATGATGATAGATTCTTAAAGCATTAGTGCGGCCAGCGAGGATCAGTATCTTCTTTGATTAGTATGTGATACTCTCTGGACATAACACAATGGACACAGACAGGAAAACTATCTCTCATTAGTCCCATAGCCTCAGCATATTCTTCAGTCTTTTTGCCGAACCGTAACAAGTTGTGTTTTATTTTTTGATGATGTGGAAACCAGGTCAATAGGTGTGGTTCAGAAATACCACACACTTCACAACTCTTACCATTGAGAGTTTCTATTAGTTTCAGTTTCCTTCCAACGTCCCTCATGCTGGTATTTATACAAATGTGTGTTTTCCAAATGTCTAAAAACAGATTTGTATAAATAAAAGTGTAAAATTGAAAAAAGTTCTCTTTAATATGTGAACTAAACTTTGATATTAACAAAAAAAACAAGGAGAAAATAGAAAAATGGCTGATCTAATTTCGCCTGGTATACAAGTAAAAGAAAAAGACTTAACCACAACGGTTAGAAGTGAACCCACTTCTATTGGTGGTATGGTTGGTGTTTTCCAGCAAGGTCCTATTGATGAGGTTGTTACAGTTGATTCTGAGCAAACTCTGATACAGATTTTTGGAAAACCTAATCTTACTAACTATCAATACTGGTTTAGTGCTGCTTCGTTTCTTGCTTACACCAATACTCTCAAAGTAGTTAGAGCCGAAGTGACCGGGGCTGTTAATGCCGCTCACAGCGGTACTAATATTCTTATTAAGAATACAACTCATTATGCTGATGGTGACGGTGTAACAGGTCCTTATAGTGATGGTTCTGCTAATGTCGGTAACTGGGCTGCAAAAACAGCTGGAGAATGGGGCAATGCTCTAAAAATCTCCATGTGTGCGACTGCTGGTGCTTATTATGAAAGTAATAAGTCTACAGTTACACCAGCTGAAGCTGCTGGTCAAACAGTTATTACTTTGGCAGATGGCTCTGGTTTTAATGTAGGTGATATCGTTTATTTTGATGAAGCTGATGGTCAGAAGTATAAAATCTCAGCAATATCTTCTAATGATATTACTATCGTAAGATATCCCACTTCTAATGCAACTGGTTTGGCAGAAGCTTTGCCGAACAATACTAATGCATCTCGATGGTGGGAGTTCTATGAGGAGTTTGATCGTGCACCTGGCACATCAGCGTATGCTACTGATAAGAGTTCAAGTGCTGATGAAATGCATATTATCGTTATTGATGCTACTGGTGTAATCAGTGGTGTTAAGGATGAAATTTTAGAGAAATGGACAGACCTATCAAAAGGTTCGGATGCTGTGACAGATGATGGCGCTGGTAATTATTATGCAGATGTTCTTTATACATCTTCAGAATATATTTACTGGATGGATCATCCTGCCGGCACTTCTGATTGGGGAACGACTTGTGCTGCAGCTGCAGCATTTACAAACCCAACCAATATTGTTGAAACCATAACTTTAACTGGTGGTGTTGGTGGAGCAGTTGCTCCGACCGAAGGTCAAAGACAAGTAGCGTATACTAAGGCATTTAGCGACCCTGATGTTGAAGATGTAAATCTTCTGATTGCGGGTCCTGCTTCGGTAGGTAATACAGGTAGTACAACTCACGGTGTCTTTATGATTGATCTCGCAGAGAAGCGTAAAGATTGTGTTGCGTTTTTATCACCTGATAATAATGATGTTGTAAATATTGCTCGTAGCTACACACAGACTTCAAACGTAGAGGCTTATTTTGATGCTTTGGCGAGTTCGTCTTATGTAGTATTCGATAGTGGTTATACAAAACAGTATGATAAGTACAATGACGTTATGCGTTGGGTACCTCTAAACGGTCATATGGCTGGTCTCTGTGCTCGCACAGACCATCTGGAAGATGCGTGGTGGTCACCTGCTGGTTTGAACCGTGGACAGATTCGTAGTTCTATCCAATTGGCTTACAATCCAAAGCAAACAGAACGTGATGAACTTTATCGTGCTCGTATCAATCCCGTAGTAACATTCCCGGGTGAAGGTACGATGCTGTTTGGTGACAAAACTGGCTTGGCAAAGAATAGTGCGTTTAGTCGTATTAATGTTCGCCGGCTATTCCTCGTAATTGAGGAGGCTATTAAATTAGCAGCTCGTACAGTTCTTTTTGAATTCAACGATGAATTCACAAGAAATAATTTCAAGGCTATGGTTGATCCATATCTGAGAGATATCCAGAGCAGACGTGGTATTATCGACTTCCTAACAGTGTGTGATGAATCAAATAACACACCTCAGGTAATTGATAATAATGAATTCCGGGCTGATTTTTACATCAAGCCGGCACGTTCAATTAACTTCATCACACTGACATTCATTGCAACACGAACAGGTGTTGACTTCAATGAAATCGTCGGTAGAGCCGGATAAGGGAGGATAAGAAATGTCTAATTTAAATACATTTGTACAGAATCTCGCCGGTGGTGGTGCTCGTGCTAACCAGTATGAGATTCAAATTACTGGTTCGCCAGTTCCTAATGGTACGTTTTCGTTTCTGTGTCGTTCAGCTCAGATTCCTGGCATGACTGTCGGTGA